TGGAATAAAATTTAAGGAAAATCTAAAAGAAAAAAATCTAGGATGAATGTAAAGGATGAATAAATTCCTAAACGGAAAGGTGTACGAGTTGCTATGCCTGGAGACAGGACTCAGGTACATCGGCAGTACATTCCATGAACTTCACTGGAGGTTGAGCATGCACGTCGCACACTACAAACAACGCCTTGCAGGAGGAAAACAATACACAACATCTTTTGAAATTTTAAAAGGAGGAAAATATAAGATGAACCTCTTGGAGATGGTCGCATGCAATACTCGAGAAGAACTCCATGCCCGGGAGGCCCACTACATCCGGACTCTGCCTTGCGTGAACAAGTACTTACCGTGTCGCACTTCGAAGGAGTACTATCTTGACCATAAATCTGAACTACTTCAAAAGCAGAAAGAGTACTACGAATTAAACAAAGATGCAAAAAAGGCGTACTACCAAAAGAACAAAGAGACTATGAAAGCAAAGAGCCTTGCCCGGTACTACCGCATGAAATATACGGAGCTCGACTGGATCTTCCAGGATTGCTACGACGTGTTCTAAGCTTGCTGATTCTGACTACTTTTGTCAGCATCACCAAGGTACTACGACGAGGTACTTACCTGCCGATGACTTGAGTTGGTGGGAGCCGCGAGAGTATGTCGGCTGAATGTTCGACGAGGGGGTCCTTTGTCTTTGCGGGGATCGTTATGTTTTTCTTTTTTGTTGATGGATAAAACCAACCGTACACGCTTTGCGTGGCTCCTTTCATCGCGCTAACGGGGTCCATCGACGACCTGATGTTATACTCCCAAGTTTGTGGTGCTTCCCCCTTAGACGCAGCGTTCAGATTAATGATCTCGTTCGTCAAGCCTTCAGACAACAAACCACGTGTGATAATACCTCCTTGAGAATGTCCAACGTTGGTGTCGACCTTGCCGTACTTCTTAATGGCTTTTTTCTGTATGTCCACGGCACTCTTGTAACGAGGTGTGAGGTGGTAGGCCGAAGTACTCGCTGCGTACACTGCATTGTTCGTCCAATCTAGTGCCTCTTTGGTACCTCGGTTCGCGACTACCACTTGCCCTGTCTGAGGGTTCTGGTACACCTTGACCTCGGCGTTGGATAGTTCTTGGTCAAGAACGAAGTTTCCGACATGGTCGTTTGGTGCATCAAGGTAAGATTGTTTGATAAACTCTTGTATGTCGCCGACGTGGAGTGAACCACCTTGAAGGTCTTCCCTGGAAGCGAGCACGAGGACGACACCATGAGGTAGCGTTTCTTTTGTTATTTTTGTGAAGCCATGTTTCTTTAACGCGTTCAATTTCTCTTGAGTGTATTGAATGTACCTATCGTCGGTGTCAACCTTATCATTCTTGAGATTGTGTGTTGCAAGCCAACTTGCTGCGTCGGACCGGGACCACCTGCTTGTTTTGAAGAGGACCGCATGTAACACAGCGGGCATGCTTTTGAAGTAACACTAGAAAAACATGATCACTTTTTCTTCGCCTTGTTGTCCTCTTTCGGAGGTTCCTTGAATTTCTTAATCTTCAATGCACATGCGATGAGTTGCGAGAGTAGTTGGATGTACTTTGAGTCTAGTGCGGGGTCAGTACTCTGGTACTTCGAGAGGACGATTTTTTGTTCTTGTTTGGAACTCTCGATCAACCTGTCCAAGAAGTCGTTCGACACGATGCTGGCCATCCTTTAATCATTTGAAACATTTTTTCTATTCTGTTCACGCCCATCTTGCGGCCTTACAAATCATACGATTATACGAAGGTTAAATGTTACACTGTTACACGTTACACCTGATTTTGGAGCCCTGTTGGGAAGACGGGAGGTGGAAGATGGAAGATGGAAGATGGAAGATGGAAGGTCTTTTCTTTTAAAAAAAAGTCAAATTGGGGTCAAAATCCAGGTGTAACGTGTAACAGTGTAACAAATAGTCAATGATTTTTTTTTAGTGTAACATTTCAAGAAACCACACTGCACTAGTGAGGATGAGAAACGGGCAACTTTGCTTGTTTGGTTATCAGTCAGGTCCCGAGCTGCCAGAGTGAAAGCACCACGGACATTCGCCGTTGGACAACCCACGTGATGCGGAGTACTAGCATCGGGACCGGGAGACTAGTTCATTCTCCCGTGCTGCCAGAGTGAAAGCACCACGGACGTTCGCCGTTGGACTACCCATGTGGTGCGCAGTACTTACACTAGTACCAGGGTTAAACGTTACACTGTTACACGTTACACCTGATTTTGGAGCCCTGTCGGGAAGACGGGAGGTGGAAGATGGAAGGTGGAAGATGGAAGATGGAAGATGGAAGATGGAAGTTGGAAGCTATCTTTTCTTTTTTAAAAAGTCAAATTGGGGTCAAAACCCAGGTGTAACGTGTAACAGTGTAACATTAAGTCAATGTTTTATTTTTAAGGTGTAACATTTTAACAGAGCACACTGAACTAGTAACGATGTTTTATTGTTTTAATACTTCGGTATGATTTTCAGTAAGACAAGAATAAAATGGTTAAAGTACTTAAAAGAATCTTTCGTTATGTTAAAAATACCAACCTACTAGTCATGAGTGCTGAACAAGAAGTACCCGAAATCGAAGAGGACCCCAAGAAGGTAGCCCATCGTGAGAAGATGCGCGAATACATGAAGAAGTACTACGTGACTGAAGAACACAAAGAAAAGAAACGCATCATGAACCTTCGTTGTCGTCATAAGATGAGTCAGGAGGAATACGACGATTGGGGCGACGACATCTACATGGTACTCCGTCTCAAGAGCATCATCGGTCAGTTCATGAAGGAGAAAAAAGAGGCCGTCCTTTTAAAGGCCCTTCAAGGGTTTAACCTCAAACTTTAGGAATTAACTTAAAGAAGTTTTTTATTGTGTTAGTACAACCACCCCGACTTACTTCCAACCGTCATGTCTACTAGTTTCGCAAAATTCATCGAGTCAGAAAGCCTTCCAGCACACGACATCTGGTATTACATTTCAGACAAGAAAAACAAAAAGATCCCAATTGGTGAAAAAAACGATCGAACCCTGAAGGAGGTCCAATTATGCGCGAAAAAGGTCACACCACCTCCGCCCTCCCTCGCGTCACCCACCGAGAGTGCTTCGTTGACCAAGGCCCACGCCGTCTTCCTCAAACACGTTCAAGACCTCTATGTACTCGACGTCGACGAAGTGTCTTGGCAAGGCAGCTTCTTCATGGAGCATTTCATAAAACAGAACTACCCAGAGAAGAACGCTGCTCTGCTTTCAAAGGTCCCATGGACTACCGGAAACACCAAAGGGATCCACATGTACTTGAAGGTAGTCGGCACGCCGTCTAAATACACGCATCAGCAGAAGGTATTCCGAGGATTCGATGGTGACTTCCTCCATGTCAACAACGTATGGGAGAAGCATGGAAAAATAGTCTACAACTACCATGGTTCTATCCCTACCTTTCAGTGGTCCGAGATTGAGTTCCTCTTTGACCTCGAACTACTTGAACATGGTCAAACGCGTCAGATAGAAACGGAGATGGACAACAAGCGCAAAGTCGCGATCAGGAACCACCTCAAAGAGAACAAGGCTGCTCGCGAACAAGCGTCAAGGGCGGATGACCAGTCGCTACTCCAACAGCTAATCCCCTACCTCACATACATCTCGGACGGTACTCGGGACATGTGGATTCGAGGTCTAATGGGTATCCACGCTGCAGGCGGTAGCCTCGAAGATGCACTTGAGTTCTCGAACCTCTCGCCAGACAAGGCCGACGAAAATGAAACTAGGCGCCAGTGGCGTTCGCTCAAGCCACGCGATGGTGGGATAACGTTGTCGTCGATCGTGTACTGGGCTCGACAAGCAGACAAGGCTGCGGTCAACGCGATCCTCGCGGCGCGTCCTTCGACCAACGTCACGCCAATGGGCGAAGCTGAATATCTGGTCGAGAACGAGCTCATCGTGATCAGGTACTGCCAGCAGATGCTATGGGTATTTAACCCGGCGAACGGTCTCTGGACGAACGACAAAAACAAGGTACTCTGTCATGTCATGCAGGTAGCACGCGGAAAGTACGGGCAAGTACCTGAGCAGGCCAAACAAGTACTGAAATGCATGCCGGACATGGTGGATGATCCAACCCTTTTCGATCGTCTCCAGAACAGTGGTCTGAAAAAGCTCTTGTTTAAAAACGGTGTGCTTGACCTCGAGACGGGCCAACTACTTTCCTTCAGCCCAGAGTACTTTTTCCCGGGGGCTATCGACCATGACTGGGTACCTCTTGAGGACCGAGAAGTTGTCGATCTCGAGTACATCGAGGACATCAAGACACGCTTCATTACAAATCCTCTTGGAGAAGAAGTCGGCGGCTACTACCTTCAACGACTCGCGCGTGCACTGGCTGGTGACCGTCTCAAGGGGTTTGGAGCATCAATCGGAGACACGAACTGCGGCAAGAGTACCTTGGTGAACATGTTGATGTCAACCTTCAGCCCATACATTGGTATGTTCAACTGTTCGAACCTGGCCCTGAAAGACAGCCCAGATCAAGCAGCCTCGCTGCGGTGGGCCCTTCTTGCCCGCTTCAAAAGAATCATGTGCGCGAGCGAAGCGAAAGAAGGTACTACTTTCTGTTCAGCCACAGTGAAGATGCTATCAGGTGGCGACGTACTAGTGGGGCGGACGCACTGCGCAGAAGAGGTCTCATTCAACAACCATTTCTACATGATGATGTTCGCGAATGTACTCCTCGATTTTAAACCCTTCGATGAAGCGACGGACGACCGTTTGGAGGTCTTTGGGTTCACAAAGCAGTTTGTAAAGGGCGAACCAAAAAATGAAAACGAAATCAAAGGTGTCAGTCCGGACGACATGGCCAAAGAGTTCGCCACCCTTCGTTTCCAGCGCGCACTCGCTGCTCTCATGATACGTGAGTACCAAAAACCACTACTCCAACAACCACCTGCGTGCAAAGCGGCGAAGGAGGTCTACTCCCACCAAGAGGTAGGTTGCATGTCTTCTTTTCAAGAAGAGTTCCAGCTCACCGGCAATCCAAGCGACCATGTCTCATCGAGCGAGCTGACAAGCTGGTTGGAAGGATCGAAAAACGGTGTGTCGTTCAAAAACTTCATCCGAGACATGAAAAAACATGCAACTAGCCTTGGATTGGAAGTCGAGACAAAACCAGTACGAGTACGAGGAAAACTAGTACGATCATGGGTTGGTATTCGTCGCCTCGGTGAAGAGGATGAGTGCCAGGTAGTCACCGGGTAGTCCCACCCCCCGGACCTTAAGGAAATTTAACAATTAAAAAAGAGGTTAAAGAAAAATCTCATGTATAGGTAAATAGAAAAACCCCAGAAGCAATGACTGACCAACAAGAAAACAACGTGACGTACGAGACCATCGACTTCCGACTGCACGCGCTAGACGTCAACGTGAGCGAAACCGGCCGACGAGTCATCAACCGAGCCGATGCTTTGGCCAAACACGTCGAGATGCTGACCCAGCAGGTTGCGGCGCAGTCTCAGCTCCTGAAAATATTGATGGAGAAGCTTGCGAGCATGGAAGTCCAACCAGTACTAGTAGTTCCAGAGGTTGTGCCAGAGGTTGTGCCAGAGGAAGTACCAGAAGTAGTGCCAGAGGTAATGCAACATGTAGTGCTCGATCAAGTGCCAGAGGTAGCGCAAGAGGTAGTGCAAGAGGAAGAGAATGATGACGTGGAAGTAGCTGCCGATCAGGACGTTCCTCTTGAAAATGAGGTACTTCTCGATGTCGAAAGTGAGGAAGACAACAAAGAACCCCTCCTTTCAAAGGAGCAAGCATCTGACCTAATCATTGAACTTTGCGAAAAACACGCAATCTTCGGCGATGCTTTCATCAGTGCCCTCGAGGGTCCACTTGCCTACCTCTTGGAAGGGGAATACGATCGGTCGACAGTTCTTTATCATTTCGAATTCTTTCTCGATAGCCTCCAGGAGGAAGACGAAGAACACGAAGATGTTGTCGGCGAGAACGAAGAAGTCGCGGAAGACGAACAAGTACCCATCGTGGAAGACGAACAAGTACCCATCGAGGGTGACGAACAAGTACCCATCGAGGTAGACGAACAAGTACCCATCGTGGAAGACCAACAAGTACCCATCGAGGAAGACGGACAAGTACCCATCGAGGAAGACGGACAAGTACCCATCGAGGAAGACGAACAAGTACCCATCGAGAAAGACGAAGAAGTACCGGTCGACGAAGTACCTCTCGATGACAACCTACATGAAGTACGTGCAAACATCGAAAAAATGTATCAAGACGATATCAATCTTGCTCACCGTGATTACGAAGACGCGCTCCTCAAAATACAGCGAACTTTCGAATATCGAAAAAAGAATGCCCTTGAAAAGAAAAGTGAGCGCATCGCCGGTTTGGCCAAGGTGATTACGATTCCGGATGTCATCGATGATCTCAAAGAACGAGTAGAAAAAAACAACGAAGAACAAGCTGTTCGTTTATACAACGAAACTCGAAATGAGTTGCTACATATCGGCTATGAAGCCTACTACAACGAGCTTGTCAAGAAAAAGGTCACGGCAATGATCGAAACCATTGATACAATTTTCGAACCCATGAACCAGGCTATCAAACGTCGGCAGCAAGAACAGAACGCGTCTCACCGTTCCTCCATCAACTGGCCCAAACTGCCTGAGAGCATGGCTTCAAACAAGTTAGTTGTTCCGATCATTCGGTACTATCAAAACCTAGTCCCGCCGACCCAAACAAGTACTTTTCTAAATATCAAGCGAGCACACACGTACTCTGAGTTCAACAAAGTTCATAAATGCTCGTGCAAAGCGTTCTACAAGGCAATGGAGGAGGTCATTGGAGTCGCACACGAGGCCTTCCACTATAGGTTCGACCCGTACATTCAGATGGCTTACAAGTTGGACTAACTACTCTAGTAGTTCAGATCATTTGGAGTGGTCTGTACCTTGTTGAGGTGCAGCGCGCGCTCCATGCTCATGGGCTCAGTGTCGTCATCGCCGGCGCGCATGAGTTCAGACGCATAGAAAGGCTTCCGGTTCCCATTGGCCGTCGTAATGATTTCGCCTTTGTTATTCTCGAGGTAGTACCTCCTCCTGGCCAGCATCCTCTTCCGAGGAACAACTACATGATGTACTTTGAAAATTTCAGGGGTGTAGGTTACGACTAGTTGCTTCGTGAGCTTGCTTTTTACTAGTTTACGTACTCCAGAAAATACGGAAGACATCTTCACTCTCACTGGTTCCCCCTTCTTGTAGTCGTCTGAATGCTGCCACTTGTTGACGGCATCCACGACCCGTTCGCGTGCAGTCTTAGCCGCCACTACCTGTTTGTCGTCGGGGTCAGGGTTCTCGCGGAGGTCTACCACTTCCTTGTTTTGGGCCCATACCTCATTGGGACTACTCTTTAAGTTCATATTGTAGGTCCTATTCTTCACCTCCTCGATGGTCCTGAGCTCGTTTACCCAGCTGTGGTTGTCGTTCCTTGCCATCAATGCCCTCATCAATTTTCGTACTTCGAGGTTCGCACGTTCCACGACGGAGTTACTTTGCGGTGCGTAAGTCCGAGAGAGGTTCTGCTTGATCCCACTATCCTCGCAGTACTGTTTGAAGTACCCTTTGAACTCGGTACCGTTATCTGACATGATGGTGTCAGGCTTGATGCCAGCCCTTTTCACAATTTTATCGAGAACCTTCATCGTCGACTCTGAATCTTTTTTTTTCAATTTTTCCAACCAAACTTTTCTCGAGAACACGTCGACGCAGGTGAAGATGTAACGGTTGAACTGGTTTGTGATATTCGTGTACCATGACACATCTATCAAGTCTACTGCCCAGACCTTGTTCGGGCCACTACTGACGATAGGTTTGTTGGTGCGGTGTTGGAGCTGACGTGTAATTTGGTACTCCGGTTGTTGCTGCAAGTACTTCTTCACGTCGTCTCTTGAGATGTTGATATACTTTGATGACACAAACTTGTAAAAATTGGTTACACCTTTTCCAACGCCATCGTTACTCTCAAAGACTTCCTTCAGCACATTGTCTACGTCTTTCTTCTTGACCACCTGCCGATCCTCGTAGAATAGGGTTGTACCCTGGAGAGTGAAGACATCGTAGTTCTCTCTAAAGCGCTTCTTGATTCGTGCTTGTGCAGGTACTTTTCCAGTGCGTTTGTAGTCAACAACCGATACATAGACGGCGTCATCCTGAAAAAGATTGTTGAGCTTGTTCATGCTTGAGGATAGTACATTATGTTTAGACATTAACTAGTCCGGCATGTACCTCATCCTTGGATTTTCCACTAGATTAATCAACTACTACATACTACTTTGTAAAATCTATCAGAAATCTAAAGGTACATAGATTCTGCATGGTATAAAGTCGCGACTTTTTCCGAATCATTATCTAAACCATTATGCATTTTTACTTTTTTGATTTCTTTTTTTAGATTTTCCTGAGAGGAATCCATGGAGACTAGGCTTTAGTTAGTCCCTCAAGTGATATTTTCTATTCTTACTACAAACAATTCATGTCGAGCCCCTTCGCACTTAAACAAAAAGAGCTCAACGAGTACAGGAGACGTCTTCAATACATGGTTTCAGACGAAGACATTCGGAATGCACTGGGAGAAGACACAAAAATCTTAAAGTATAGCCAGCTCGCGGACTACACCAGCATGCTCGATCTCCTTCCTCGAGAGCTGGACTTTGCCTTTGTGCTAACCGAGACCAAACAGAACTCCGGGCATTGGTGCTGCTTGCTCCGACATGGGAAAACGATCGAGTGGTTCGATTCCTATGGTGTGAAACCAGACGGCGAGCTCAAATTTGTCCCTTCTTTCATGCGAAAACTACTCGGAGAGGACACGAAGTACTTGTCAATACTAATAAGAAAACTACCTCGAGAGTACCAATTTGAGTTTAACAAATCGAAACTTCAGAAATTTAGTCCGAATATAAACACATGTGGACGTTGGTGCCTGCTGAGGGCCGAGATGTTGAAGCTTGGCTATGGCTTAGATGAGTTTGTCAAATTTATTGATCGGAACTGTCATGCCCGAGAGATGCCAGCGGACGTGTTGCTCTGTACATTAATTCCTTTTTAGTACAAGAAAATCAAAATTAAATCTCATTGTACTTCAAACATGATGCAGTCAAGTACCTCCGATAGTGGCCCTGACTACCTCTACTATGACCTGTTGGTTTCAAATCTCAACAACGATACGGCCGTGCTGCCGCCGCCTTTGCAGTTCATGGAAACGCGATCGATTCCAATCTTGAAAAGCACCGAAGACTACGACCTGAGCATCACGAGGTTCCAGCTCTCGACGACATGTCTTCCGGTCGTCCGGCCGACCATTCAGCCCAACCAAACCGACCTAAATCTTACAGCGTATGTTATCAGCATGGCATATGCATACGACGGGGTCGATTATACGTATTCGCAGAATGTGCGCTTCGTACCTCAGAATCTATCAGCTGGCATCCCTGTTGCACCTAGTATGACCTTGAGTGGACTACAAGACAACAGTACCGGCTACTACAACCTGTATAGCAAAGAGTACTTCGTCGCGATGATCAACAATGCGTTTTCTGCATGCAACACCGGACTTATCGAGGTACTTCTTAGAGCGGGAATTTATCCGCCGACGGGTGCAGAAGCAGAGCCACCGATTCTTCTGTTTGATACATCTACGTCTCTTTCCACAGTCTACGTACCTGCGATGGTCGACTCAAGTACTGTCGGCTATCGTTGGCAGACATGGAATCAAGGGTACCAATCAACACCTACTAGCGGTACCTTTCGGCTGTACTTTAATAGTGCTTTGTACTCTCTGTTTAGCAGTCTTCCTTGCTTGAACTCAAATGGTTACATCAACCCTTTCTCAGGTGTCACCAACACCAATATGGTGCATCAACTACTGATTCCAGCAAGTCCAAACTTTGTAACTCTCGCAATGCCCATTGGAGGTACTAGCCAGTACCAGTGCTGGCCTGTCGTGCAGGAGTACACCACTGTGGCTTCGTGGAGTCCAGTTGCTTCAATTGTCTTTACTAGTACTACGCTTCCGGTCCAGGGTAACTTATTGAGCAACCCCCTGATATACGTGAACAACCAACAGGTAGGCCTTCCTTCATCGGGCTCAAACTTCGGCACTATTTTAACAGACTTTACAAGCACAGACTTTAAGAGCGACGGCTCAGTCACCTACATACCGACGGCAGAGTACAGGCGGATTTCTTTGATCGGCAACAGACCTCTCATATCGGTGGACGTAGGCGTTTTTTGGCTTGATAAACATACGCAGCAGCTTCAGCCCTTTTATTTGTTAGCCGGCGATACGTTAACGATGAAGCTTTTGTTTGAGCGAAGAACATCGAGGGGACTTCGATAGTTCTTTTTAAGGCGAAGTACCCGAGTACTCAATAAGAAGAAAACTTGGAATTTTTTAATCTTTTTCTAATTTAAAAAAACATGTCCGACTTCTCCACCGTGCTTATCGAAGACAGCGTTATCGGCTGCATCACGGACGAGGTATCTTTCGGAGTCGAGAGTGGCCCTTCCCAGCGAACATTTCAGCCGTACACTGCAAACAGCGTGAGCAACTCTGGGGTGACCTTTATGGTCCAAGTACCTAGCGAGAGTATTGTTATCAACCGACATGCTCTCATCGAGACCGACATCAATCTGACTCTGTCTGCAGGCCCCCTTGTTCCCATTGGATGCTCTGCCTGGAACCCTTTGTTTTGTGGGTTCAATGCATTTCCGTTTCACCAACTACTTGTCAACAGTACCAACACCATTAACAACACGGCCGTGAGTACCCAGGTTCAGGACATCCTTCCAGCAATCCTTAGGATGAACGACCCAAGGCAGCAGGGGCTTGTGAACTCCATGTGCCCGAACATGCGTCTTGGGGCTTACGCGAACCTCAAAGACTCGTACGCCGTGCTCAACAACCCGAACGCGACCTATGAGAGGTCCTCGATGGACCATATGTTTCGAGGAAACAACTCTCACCTTATGAAGTACGTCAACGTCGTTCATACTAAGTCCAATGGTAGCACTGATGACTCTCTCATTTCAGAAAGTACTTTGGATACGTGGAAGATTTACATCGGGCTCACAACACGAGAACCCATTGGGCTGTGCTCGTCTCCATGGGTTGCAAATAAGGCCGACGACGCCGGAGGCTTGTATGGTGTCAATAATATGGCGTGGGTCTTCAATCTTGACTCGACGGCGAGCCGAGTATATAAAGCACCGTCGGTACCACAGGACAGCGAGATCCGTGGGAGTGGCTCGATACCGGATGCTCAGACCAACTACATTAGCAGCGTCCAGCTTGGTGGCCTCATCAACGGGTCACCAGTACTTGGGCTAGTCCAGCCCCGACTTTTGTTTGAGTTTAACACACTCACTCCTATTCAGGCTGCGAAGCTTAGTGGTCGTTGTGTTAGCAAATTTTTGGACTATCCGAGGTACATCTCACAGTCATCACAGACAGCGGCCGTCGCTTCGTCGGTCCCCCTTGTTGCTGATGGTACTTACACGTACTCTCCCCTGACAGTGACCCTAACTAGTCAAAGTATTCAGCTCAATCAGGTACCAGACCTCATGATGATCTACGTGCGGAACCCACTCTCCAGTCAAACGCTCGCCGACGGAGACGGCTTCCTTTCTATCAACGCATGCCGAATTACATTCAACAACGCGGGCGGATTGCTGAGTACTGCCCTCCAGCCCCAGTTGTATGACTTGTCCCGACGCAACGGGCTTCAGATGAACTTCGAAGAATTTATGGGTTTTGCCGGGTCATGTACTGCGCTTGGGGAAATCGGAGCTGTTGGCCTTATCGGTGATGGGCAACTGTTTCCGAACGTTATCGCAACGGGTGGTTCGATGCTTGTTATCAACCCAGCAAAAGACCTCAGTTTGCCCGAGTTCCTGAGCTCATCGTCTCTTGGTCAGTTCAATTTTTATGTCTCTCTCGACGTGTACAACCAGTACGATGCAGCTGTTACTCCGGAGATCGTCGTCTTGTGCATGAACAGTGGCATCTTCTCCGTGCAGGCAGGTCAGTCGGCGGTCTACACGGGACTACTTACAAAAGACGCAGTCATGAGGTCCAAGGAGTCAAAAGCAGTACCCCAGATTACTTCTGGTGAGTTCGCGCGGTTGGTCGGTGGTAGTCATGAGCTTTTGGGAGCAAGCCACATTAAGGGGCTCATGGGACTTCGTCGTCGACAGAAGGAAGAGCCTGAG